GCTGGCGCTGGCGGCGTCGATCCGGGCGACCAGATCGCGCAGCGCCGTGAAAGAGCGGTTCCACGCCTCCCATTCGGGCGTCGCGTCCTCGACGATAGCGGGATTGGCGGCAAGCCATGCGTCGGCGGTCGAAACCGTGTCGCGCATCGCTTCGACCATTTCGGAGACGTCGGGGAATTCGTCCTCACCGTCGTCTTCGTCGACGAGACTGGCCACCTCCGCCTCGGCCCGCGCGAGCGCGTCCTCGCGGTTGACGGCGTCGGTGATGTTGCGGATGATGGTCCGCAGCGCGTCGTCCGACAGGCTTTCGCGCCAGTCGGCCCAGTCCTCGCGGACGCCGGGCATCGTGTCGTAGCCAAGCCCTTCCAGTTCCGCGATCAGTTCCTCGCGGTCATTGCCGGGTGCGCCGTTCATACCGGCATCCCCGGCCCGAAGGCGGCGACGAGGACGAAGCACGCCGAGACGACGAAGGCGGCCATGGCGACCAGGGACGCGACGTCCTGCACAAAGGACTGCTCGGGCGCGTGGAACCGCTCCCGCTCGCCGCGCTTGCGCGCGCCTTCGAACGTGCCAAGATGCTGCGGCGCCACAGGGGGAGAAGAGCGATGCGAAGGCTTGTTGCAGCGATCGGGCTGAGTGCCGGCATGCTGGCGACGGCGTTGGCTGGCAGCGTGCGGGATACCGTCGCGGAGAAGTACGGGGAGGCCATGGCGATCGCCGCCATGTGCCCTTCCCTCGCCATCGACGACACGATGATGGCGCTCTACGCCACCTCGCTCGGCGTGGTGTTCGACGACACTTTCAAGGCGGTGCTCACCATCCACCACAACAGGGCGCTGACCGACCTGCATGATCGCAGGGAGGCCGCGATCTGCGCGACGGGGCGCTACCTGTTCGGCGAGGACGGCGTGAGCGCGCCCGGCATTCTGGTTGATCGTTGAGAGCACGTCGGCCTCCATCGCGTGACTGCAATGGCGGCTATTGGTAAGTGATACCTACTATCTATGTCAAGGGTAGGTAGGTAGTTTTCTCCTACTTTGACGCCGCCCCCGCGCATTCTGCCGCACGGAACCGAGAATCATTGTGCTTGTTTTGTTCTCGTTTTCGAGTCAGGGTGAGGGCTCGGAGGGGTTCATGATCACGTATTTCGTTGTGCTTTCCTACGAGTGGAGCAAGAGGGGCATTCTATACGCGCGCGATCCGATGGAAGCGCCCGGAGAGCTTCAGG